TCTTTAATCTCTTTAACAAATGGTGCTAATTGTTTACCAGTCCATCGCTCATTTGTCCAGCAAGTAGACATATCACCACCATCAATTAGTTCTTCTACTTTATCCTTAGAATTGTAATGTGTGTTTAGAATACGACCTAACCACTCAGGATAACCATCCCAATGATGATAAACAGAGAGGATAGAATCATCTGAAAGTTCAATGCCAATACGTGAACGTGTGCCCATTGTGTGGTGTGGTTTGTTTGACTCTCTTATTATAGAGCATAAAAAAAGGATATCAATACCCCTTATACCACTTCTTCAACTGTCCCAATCAATCGTCATAAACCAAACATTCAGGTTCTGATGGATTCTTATCACAATATAACTCAAGTGTAGTAGGATCATGATGATCTCCTGATTCAATCTCTTCTTTATGATGCTCAGCATACTTCTCAAGATCATGTAGTTCTTCTTCAATATGACGACGTTGTTGAGGAGATGTAGTAGGATTATTCAAAATATTCTTATCTTTTTCAATATGTGTTTCGATATTTTCCATTGTGTTATTACTTTTATCCTTTTATTTATTTTGATGTTTTACCTTCTGAACCAAATAATGAGCAAGAGCTTCCATTCTTTCAGGGTGAATTGCACGAATACCTGTCTCTTTTAGTGCAATTTTCATGCTTTTTTCCTCAATTTCAGTCAATTTCTTGCCATTTCTTGGTAAAGTCATAGATTTCTTACAGTGTGTTGATATTCTAACATTAGAACCCAATACTATCTAGGAATTTAAGATTTTATTTATAATTATTCATCAGCATTGGACCATGAATCGAACATCCCACTATCTCCGGGTTTACGATTTTCAAGTTTATCAAGAATTTCATCAGTATGTATGACTGATTCTATTTTACCAATCATTTCTGCAATAGTACTACAAACCATTGGCCTTTCATTTTTTGCCGCCCAGTGTAGGGCATTTCTTAAATAACCCTCAGCTTCCATTAAATTGTCTTTAACTTGTTCGGTGATCATTTTATATTCGTCTCATTTTTTTTATTATATCATTTGTCTCATATTTTTGTCAATCCCTATTTTTTGATGTTAAGGGGTCAATTTCTTCCATTTCATTCCATATCTCTACAAATTTTTCAGAACTCCCTTCATCATAAGAGTTCCAAAAATCTTCCCAGTCTTTTGGAGAATTAGTAACATCTTCACTCATAGGATTCAACTTCATCTCTAATTGCTTTTTTTATAATGGATTGAATTTCCTTACTTGTCATAGTATTTAACCAACTCCAATTAGGGTCATCTTTATCCCATTCAAGATCAAATGAACCGTCTTCATTCTGATGAACTTTAAGAGAATCAGTCATCTTTCTGTTTCCTACGAACTTTTTTCATTTCTTTCATCTCAGATTTAATCATTTGATATGCATCTTCTGATGTAATTTTATTTGATATTTCCATAGCAGTAATGATTTCTACCCTAGTTCCAAAATGTTGTAGTGCCAACTCGAAACCGTTTAATTCAGAATACATAATTACAAGTCCTTATAGGATCCTCCACCAGATACAACTATTGAATGAGTTTTCCAAACATAAAAACATTCGTCAATAAGTTCGGCACCTTCTGGCACAATTACTTCATCAGTTGCTGTCTGAATCATTACCATCCTCGTTCTTTTTGTGGAATCCAAATGGACCATCTTTATCATCTAATGCAAGTTTCAGTGCAACGCCACCAACTGCTTCCATTACTTTGATAATATCTTCAGGTTTTGCACCCTCACCCAGTTCTTTGGCAACATACCAATACTTAGGCCAGAATGTTTCTCCTGCTTTTTGATAGTCTTCAAGTGTTAGTAGTTTCATTTGCCAACTCCATAATCAGGTGCTTGAGATTCAAGTTCTCGGATAGTTTGATGCAGTCTTTCCACTGCTTTACGGACCTCTTCAGTTTCCTCCCATTCAAAAGTATCTCCTTTTGAGTTCTTTTTTGATTTTTTAGTCATTGTAGATTCTTAAAAACGGCAGAGATGTTCATGTGTCCGTTGCATAGATTATACCAAAGACTGATAAGAAAAGCAAGACCAAACTCAGAACATTAGGTAAGGGTGTCGATAAAGTATGATCCTTTACGGAGGTTGTATCGTTTAATATGTTTTTGTTGATGTTCTTCACAGTCAAAGTGACAGATTCGGTCTTCTTTTCCATCTTTATATTCCAATCTATAAGGAAATGCTTTGAATGGATGCATTTGTTCAGGTGTTAGAGTTTTTTTCTTGGAGACTTTTGTCGAACTCTTTACCTTCGATTTGCGAGTTGCAGTAGGTTTCTTCTTTGCTGGCATTTTTCATACAATCTATTGCGATTAAAGTATCATAGGGAATCCATGCAGGATTCTCTGTATCAAATTGAACTAGAACTTCTTTTATATTTTTTTCTAAAAACTTAGAATAAGAAACTCTTGTATTCTTTACATAAGAAATTGGATTAATCATTTTTCTTTTCATTCATACCATATTCTATCACAATTTCCTTGTGTGTAGTGATTGTATCTGATAAAGATCTTTGATGAATTTTATAATCATAACCATCTTCACCTAATTCTTTTACAAACTGATGCAAAAGATTCCAATTTAATTTCTTATCCATTACTTTAATATAACTTTATATTATATTTAATCTTATCGATAGTCTGTGAGATCTCCATATTCTTCCTCCTCTTCATCAACATCCGCATATGGATCTATAATATATATGTTTTTGACCCCATCGATATATTGTCTCTCCTTATTAATAGCAAAAATCCAAACTATAAGTTTAATTGCAATCCATATTAATACTATGGGTATAAAGCACCCAATAAAAATAACAGGATTCATATCAATAATCTGTCCTTAAAATATTTCAAAGTTTCTTTCATATTACCAATGTGATTATAACCAAGTGATACTTGAGGATATGTTGCTTCCGATCCAAATTCAGATTCAAAAGAACGTTGAGTGAAATGATTGTTTAGTTTATATTCTAAAATTTGTGCATCTAATTTTTTGAGTAGAAACGACATACGTTCACACTCTTGATTTCCGTTACTGTAAAGTACTGCTTGCATTTTAATCTCTTTGTCTCCTGTAATATTTTTCTGTCCATACCATTCTAAGTATGATACAGTGGATGTTATGATACTTTCATTGGTAAAATTCCTGATCTCTACAACTATCAAGATATTCCAATATATCTGCTCTCCATTCCATTAACTCAAAGAAACATTCTTGATTGTGAGCACATTTTCTAAGCTCATGATCAGGTTTCAATACACTCTCATAAAAAAGTCCAAGTGCATCTTTGCGCTTTTGTTGTTTATCAGTCATAGAAATTGTTCAAGAGAAGAGGTTGCTTTCTTTTTGATTTTAGAATACTTTTTGATATAATCAAGTGATTGTTTATACAGTTTTAAACTATGGCATTACTACCATTATGTATAATATAAAAACCTTTCTTCTTTCCTACTTATGAACATGTGGTTTGAAAATTTAGTCGTCAAGTAATCCAAGAATGAGAACAATAAGGAAGAAACCAAAGATAATACCAATAACAAGTTGTGGTGACATAAATGGAATCCAAGAGAATAATCCCCATACCCCTTGTGCAACACTTACAATCCACTGCCAAGCACCCACAATAATGGCCGAACCAAATTTCCATGCTTCCCAAGCAATCCATCCACCGATTGCTAGAACTGCCAGTCCACCAAATCCACTAGAAGAAGAAGAAGAATCAGAAGAAGAATATCTTTCATTATATGAAGATTCTTCTGTCCAAGAAGTATTATGATCAGGTTGATCAAAAATAGCAGTGGTGCTTATAATTGTAGACCCAGGATTACGTGCAAGTGCTTTCTGATTTGCTTGTTGATAATCACGGGCAATAACAACCTCTTCAAAAGTTGTTCCAGATTCATAAAGAGTCACTGCAACTTTCATGGTGCTTTCCCTTGATTACCTTTGTATTATAGCAGAGTGGAGCAGGGTTTCTGTTCCTGGTGGACAGTTAGTCTAGTGGTCAGTGCTTCTAGTTTATTTCCTGCATTTTTCCAGATTTCACGATAGATTGCATCTGGGTCAGGAATAACTTCAGTATCAATCACATTTGTAATACCATCGTAAATCATATAAACATCCTGTGGTTTGACACTGAATGAGATACGTGCGGTGTTAATGCGAAATCTTTTGCGATAGAACACACTGGTATCTACTACAGCAATTCTAGCACAAATAGGATCGATTAGAATGTATGAGTGTGCTTTTGATTCAAACTGTTTTGCACCACTAGCAGTCTTTTTTATATCCCATTGTTTAGAATAGAACATCGCTTTCTTGTCCTTACGTGGTAAAAACCCCTTTCCTTGCGTTTTCACATCCGTCAGGTGCTCTAGGGCATACCGGCCATCGGGATCATTGAAATCTTCCTTCTTGTTAGGTTTCAGGTCAATATACTGCCCTACAATATCAATAAACCCGTATTCGATTGTTTCACCACGGGCAAAACAGTCAATTCCATGTGCAGAAGGGTATTCTAAGGCAACCATCTTCGCCTGATTGCAGAAATTTTGGTAAATGGCATCAGGAAGAGAACGAAGTTCCTGAACCAGTTCGATAGTGGTTTTCATTTTACACCCAACCTACATTTGAATACCAGTTCCAAGCGGGATGATTTTTACATTCTTCGAGAGACATATTATCAATACTTTCCACAAGACTATAATATGATGGTGGATTTTTATCTGGATCAGAAAAATATCTATAAGCAGCACTACCACGAGGGGGTAATTCTTTTTTTAATTGTCTTTTCACAAATATCATTTTTACAGCATTCTGATATCTTTCTGTTGCTTTTTCAAATGGTGATAGTTTTTTCATAATAACCTCAACGACGGATAACAGAGATGGCAGGTTGACCCTGCTTGAATACGGTGTCTACGACTGCCTGAACACTCTTAGCAGTGCTGATGCCCACTTTATCATAGACTGGAACACAAACCAATCCAAAGGTCTTCTGAGACCCTCCCAATCTAATAACCCTGCCGATACTCTGACTGATACCAATATAATCCATGTTTCTCATGAACAATACCGCCTCAAGTCCTTTAACGTTAATACCCTCAGACAAAATAGAGTGATGAAGAACAACAAACTTTTTGCTAGGATCTTTGCCCCATGCATTCAGAGTATTAAAGAATACCTCACGATTGACTTTCTTACCATCAATCACGGCACCAGTCTTGGATGTGATATACAGGCAAGAATATCCACGTTTTGTCAGTTCATAATAAAAGTCAGATTGACTCAGAAGTTTGATAATCTGTTTGGTAGAACGTGCGGCAATCAGGATTTTATCCAGTGAGTTCTCATCAATTGTCTCAATCAAATTCTGACAATCACGGTCGGCAATCATCTGCTTATCCTGAACCATATCCAATTGCTTGACAACAACTTTTGGAGGAAGAATATAACCTTCCTCAACCAGTTTAGGTGCAGGAACATTGACCAGAACCTGACCATAAACAGACCCATCATTCATTCCTGGTTTATTAATTGTAAGGGAATGTTTTGGTGTTGCAGTAAAGAAATAACACCTATCTGCCTCATTACTGAAATACTCAGTAGCAGGAAAGAAGTTTCTCTGCACACTATTATGTGCTTCATCAAAGTAAACTACATCAACTACAATATTACTCTCTTGTATTCTGTGTAATGAATGATATGTTGTAAAGATAATCTGATTTGCATTAGACTCATAGCATAAGAAGTTATGGTATCTAATGTCAGATACTTTAGTTGAAGAGAAATGCTCAGTCTCACCACTGTGGACGTGCATAACTCTTACATCGTTAAACTCTCCTGTTTCCAAGAACTCAGAACATAGTTGCTCTGCTAATAGGATACGTGGAGCGACTACGACAATGGTTGCAACCTCTTGTGTACGGAATACTCTCTTGGCATCCTCTATCATACACATAGTCTTACCACCACCAGTCGGCACAATGATTTGACCCTTTTGATGGGCAAGCATCTCATCACAGGCAATTTGCTGATGGGGTCGCAAAGTGATGGTCAAAGGTGTCCCTCGATTACCTTCTTATTATAGCAGAAAACCGTCCCCAGTGCGACCTGGTAGACGGTTCTTAATGTGTCTTATGGATTCCTCTCCAACCTTAACAAAGGTAGTCTACAGGGTTTTTAGAGTCTTGTCAAGTCCTTATACTTGAAGTATCATTACAGAGTAACTTTCGGCGCTAGCACTAGAACTAAAAGTAATTTTAAATCCAGCAGTTGTTTTATTCACTTCAGGAACAGTAAATGTTGATGTTCCAGTATTAGAAACAATTACTGTATAATTCGCTGATTGCAATGCAGAACTGAATAAAAAGTCTGCATCATTAGTGCTGTTTGTTGGAGCGTTCAAATTATATCCGTCAGCAGGAGTTGATATGCCACCACTAACAATAGTCGCAAATGCAACAATAGGACTTAAGTTTCTAAATGATGATGCAGTATTTCTAACCTGAATTTTATCTCTTGTAGAGTTATATAATAGTCCTCCAGGAACAAGTCCATTTGGAGTAACTTTTTTTGAAGTTATTGTTCCAAATCCAGTTGGATTCTGCCATAAATCACTAACAACACTTACCTGGTCTTCTGTCAATGATGGTGGAATGAAATAACTATTCATTGATGTAGAAGCAGTTCCTACATCAAGTATAGACCTTGCAAAGTAAGTATTGACACCAACTGATGACATATACTCTTCTTGACTTCCATAATCTGGGTGATGATATTTTGAAATTACTCCAAGATTAGTTGATCCAAATCCTACGGTAGTAACTCCAACTGTAGGAACTATTAGAAAATTAGATGAAATAAATGATGCTGCACCACTATCAACTTGAAAATTTCCATACTCTAATGATGGAATCGTTGAACCTAAATCACTTGGAATTGTTCTAGGATCTGATCGTAGAGATCCTTGTGTATCTGTTGTAATTCCAAGTAATTCGTTGCTTATGAATCCTTCTGTAGAATATGCTGTCCCAAATACTTGAAATATTGGATCTTGTTCTCCGACAACAAAACTACTATCTGATGTTGTTCCTACACCAACTTTACTTCCAGCATAAAGACTAGAAGTTACGGTTATTCCTGCTCCAACTTGAATATCTTGTACATGTAACTCATTAAATGTACTAATTCCACTTAAAATATTAAAATTTTGACTATCTGAAATTGGTAGAGCACTACCATCACCAAGAGTTACTTGATTAACACCTGTTCCAACTTGAAGAGTACCCACAATTTCAGAATTGCCACTAATATATGCAGTTCCTCCAACTTCTAGGTTACTAGTTAATGTAGCACCACCACGATTTACACCAACTTTCCCATCATAAGTGACTTCAAACTGTGCTATATTATCATAGTTGACATTGAAACTTTCTGTAGTGCCTGCACCTGTACCCTCATGAAGATTGATACTGACTCCACCAACATCATAATTATTAATATCCAATCGACCTGTTCCTGGAACATAAAGTAATTGGGCACTACTATTACCAGCACCTACAGATTCACCAATACTTACGGATGAATTTGTTGTGCTCGTAACAACAAGACTTGCACCAGCAGCCTTATCAATTCTCAAATCATCAAAGGTTCCAATACCAACATCAGCATTTGTGATGTTTGCATTTGTGATTGTGCCTGTAGTAATTGTCGATGTTGCTGATTCTGTAGGACCAACAAACTTACTCGCAGTTATAATACCACTCGTATTAGCACTGAAACTAGAAGAAAGTGTGGATGCAAGTGAAACATTATTAGTACCATCAAAAGAAATAGTGCTTGATGATACATCACCACTGATACTAAAATCTCTGGCAGTTTCTAGTTTAGTTGCTGTTGATGCAATACCAGTGAGATCTCCGATTACATTTCCATCAAATATTCCTTTAAATGTAGTTGCAGTAATAACACCACTTGCAACAATACCACCATCAGTAATTCCAACACCAACTCCTGAAGCAGGATTTTCACCTATTTGAAGATGATATTCTGGATTTGTAGTTCCAATACCAATCGATCTAAATGTATGTAATCCTACTCCTGCAACCCAACCAGTTGTTGAAATTGCAACAATATTTTGGAGTCCAGAAGCATCTCCAACAAACTTTGTTGCCGTAATTGCACCACTATTAGCATCTATATTGACTGATCCTACTTTAACATCACTATAAAAGTTTGATGTTTGCGCAACACTTAAAGTCGTTGTTGTTGTAAATCCACTGATTTTTACATTTCCAATCAAATCAAGAGATTCAGTAGGAATCGAAGTCCCGATTCCCACCAATCCGTTCGGATCAACTATAAAATTATCATTATCAACTTGTACACCATTCCTAAAATTAAATGACTTCCTAATATTTGCCATTACTATAATCTTTAGAGTTATTTATCGGATAATTTTTGCTCAAGAGCATCTACTTTACCGGAGAGTTCTTTAATTGCTTCTATAAGCAGAGGAACAACCTTATGATAATCAACTGCAAGGTATCCATTATCTCGTGTTGTGACCAATCCTGGAAGTTCTAGAGATTCAACTTCTTGTGCAATCAATCCAGTATCACTTCCTTCTTTGTTAGACTTATCATTCCAATCAAATGTATTACCACTGATTGAAATGACTTTCTCAAGAGGATTATCAATTAGAGTAATATTATCTTTCAATCTTTCATCAGATGAGAAGAATGCTGTGATGTCACCAGTAACATTGAGAGTTCCGTCAATTTCAGTGTTAGTGCTAATTGCAACTTTAGAACCTGCGATAGAATTTATCTTCAGATCACCAGATGAAGTGTCAATAGTATTATCATCGGTTTCGGCAATTTGAATATTTCCAAATGTTCCGGCAGTTCCTACTATTGATGCAATATTAACACTACCATCTACAGTCAGATCTCCTGTAATGTTGGTGTTTCCTCCAACAAAAAGATCTTTAACAATACTAACACCACCATCAACCGCAACAGAACCATTACCAACACCTGTACTATTTGTAGTATTGAGTATTCTTAATTTTCCAGCAAGTGATAGTGTATTT